CTCAGCGTCTAGTCGGTGGCGTCTCGGTATCACAATCCAGTCGTCTTCACAGTCGGCTTTTAGTTTGGTGTCAAAGCCTTCATCAACAGCACAGTGTTCGTCTATTTTCATAACATACTCGCCCCTCGCCAAATCCATACCAGCGTTAATGGCTGCCCTCATACCGAAATTATTATGTAACCCTCCTTGGTGGACAACTATCACCCTGGGGTCGTCTTTAAGAACCGTCCAATAGCCATCGAGTACGACAATTATTTCAACTTCACCCTCGGCTTTTTGTAGGAGGTCGTCTATGGTTTTTTGGAGGTATTGGTCAACCCTTGACGGGATAATGATGCTAACCATTGGTCTACTTCTGTTGTTGGTTTCCAACCGTATTTTTTAGCTTTTGAATTGTCGCAAAGCGTCTGGCGTACTTCACCTGGCCTTGCGGGGATGTAGCGTTTCTCACCGCCTATTATATCAGCTATTTCATTAACGGAATAGTTTTTTCCACGCCCTATATTAAACGTCCCCCTCCAGGTAATGGCCGCTATATTAGCCGCCACAACATCTCCTACATAGGTAAAATCTCTCCGTTGCTCACCATCACCCGTAATCTGCATTGGTTCGCCCTCGGACTTAGCTTTTAGAAAAATCCCCAGGACGGTCGCGTAAGAACCCTCGGTAAGCTGGCGTTCACCGTAAACATTAAAGTATCTAAGAATGGCGCAGTCCAATCCATACAGTCGGTGGTATAGGTGGATATACTGCTCACAAATCCATTTTTGCAGAGCATAGGGGTTCTTGGGGGAGATGGTGCTATGTTCGTCGGTCGGCAGTTTATCCCCCTTAAAGACACTGCTTGAGCCAGAAAATATCATTTTAGAACCCCGTCGACAATACTCCAGCATATTCAGGGTCCCGTTGACGTTAGCGTCATGAGGTGGAATGGGGTCTTTGATAGACGGTTGGATGCGGGCTAAAGCGGCGGTGTGGAAGACTACGTCACGGACTGGCAGGGGGGCTACGAAACGTCGGTCAGAAATGTCCCCATACAGAAACTCGGCTTTGGGATTTATATTCTCCCTTTTGCCGGTAGAAAGGTTATCCACCACCGTTACATGGTGGGTTTTAACCAGTTCATCGACTAGGTTCGAGCCTATGAAACCGGCTCCGCCGGTCACAAGTACTCTCATTAGAGCCTTTCGTTTAGGTTCGTGTAACGTCGGACTGCACTATGAACTTGCCACGGTAGGCGGACAAATATCCGCCTGTGGCATCTACGAACTGGGCGTCGTACCAGTAAGTACCTGGGGCAATGTTGGTGTCAGAGTGGGTGAGGGTGAAGGTGTGCTCCCCCGTGGAAGCCGAGGTGAACGAAGTAGCCGATTTTTGGATAGCTATCCCCGTGTCATCTGACGGGTCGGAAGAAGAGTTTACCGTAAAGTAAACCGTTCCGCCCGCCAGATTTATGGCTGTTGTACCATCAGCGGCTTTGAAGGTCAGATTAACTGTCCTTGTGTCGCCGCGGATAACATCCTTGATTGTAGTACCAAGTTTAGCCATTTAAGTTTCCTATAGGCCAGAGGCGCTCGGGGATACCGAAGCCGATGGCGAAGTTGAAGCACTTGGTGAAAGCGAAGCGCTGACCGAAGAGCTTGGAGAGCGTGAGCTGGACGGCGATAGCGAACGGGAGACGGAAGCGCTTGGTGAGAGAGAGCGTGAAGCTGAGGCGCTGGGTGAGACTGAGGCACTGGTTGAGCTTGACGGCGACAACGAGGCACTTGCAGAAGCACTTGGTGACAGACTGGCGGAAGCCGATACGCTTTCCGAAGAACTTGGAGAGACAGAAGAGCTTGGTGACATCGATTCTGAAGCACTCGGTGAGACCGAGGCGCTGACAGAGCTTGATGGGCTGACGCTGGCGCTGGCTGACGCGCTGGGTGACAAAGAACGTGAAGCACTTGCCGATGGTGAGACCGAGCGTGACAACGAGGCCGACGGGCTGAGTGAAGCCGAAGCGGAAACTCCGCTGGCAGCGACAACATTTGCCCCATTAGATAGCGGCTTCCAGATACAGGTGAAGTACAGGGAGCCATCGGTGATAGCGGCTGTGGCCACCGTGTAAATTATGTCATCAGTGATGATTTTCTCAGTTGAAACGGTCGACAGTTCCAGGGTTTGGTCGGGTGTGCTGTCGTGCCAGATTTCGTCAGTGTCGATGGCCGTAGTAGTCGTTTGGGCGACTAGTCCGGCGGTGGAGGCAGAAGTCCCGACTTCCAACGTTCCTCCGTTACTGAATAGACCTTCGGTGCAGTAAGCATAGATTTTGACAGCGACCATACCCGTTATGGTGTATAACGTGTGAGTGCCGACAGAACCATTGCCATCACCGTCAAAGGTCACGCTGTTATTTTCAGCGATTCCAGTGCCAGCGATTATTTCATACTGCTGGCCGAGAGTGGCTAATAGATTAGGCATTTATTTTTCCTTTTTGGTTTAGGGGAGAGAGTTGAGCCCCAAGTGTTGTACGTTGGGACTCGTATCTCTATCTAAGAACTAGATGGCTATTTGAGCCCAAGTTCCTTTTAGGTTTGAAACGAACCAACCATTGGCTCCGTCAGCGATGAGGCTGATTTCGTCACCCACCTTAGCCGTAGCTTTGGTGTTGTTGATTGAGTCCGCGTCAGATTCGGTCAGTTCAAGACCAGCGATGTAGTCAGATGCATTCGGTGTAATCTTAACGATTGCCGAACCGTCGGCACCAGAACGGGTTGGGGTGCCAGAGGCATTGTCCCCACCGTTACGAAGGGTAAAGTTATACCCGACTACGGTTGCTGGAAGGGTGATGTTCAGGGCGTCAGCAATGACGTTTTGAACGACACCACAATCTTTGGCAGCTAGTGTCTTCGCCTCAGTCACATCAACGGCCATACGGCCATCTGGTAACTGGAACAAAGTTGTAGAGTTTGCCATTTATTTTCCTTTCAGTTTTTGTTAGAGGCGACCGCGGCTTCGACTTTATCGAGCTCAACCTTGAGTTCGGCTTTCTCTTTGGCCTCGGCGCGCTGGTCGTTAAGTTCCTGGGATTTTCGAGCTGTTAAAAGCTCCTCGCGGGTAGGCACGTCGCTTACCCGTTGCCACGCACCGCCCCAGTTGGGTGACATCAGGTGGTCGGCTTGTACGACCCCCCAATCCCCAGGGGCGGTGGTGAACTTATTCCCAGAATCTTTGTGGATGTAGACGCCCGGCAGGTTTATTGGTCTGCTGTCGCCACTTTTGAGAGCAGATTGGCCTTTCGGCAATTTGCTTGCATCCATTTTAGACTCCTCTAGTTAGGGTTAGTGTTGTACGAACTAAGCGCTTAAGTGGTAACGAAGACCAGCGACCTTATTGTCAGGGACAAAGCAGTCGTAGTATTCGCGTCCTTCAGCGACCGCACCATCAATACCCTGGACATCGGTTAGGATGCGGACAGAGTTGAACTTGTGTGGAGCGATAAGTACGTTCTCGTGGATGAACTGGAAGACCATGTTGGTCGGTAGCCATCCAGAAGGTACTTTGTGCAGAGTGACACCATCAACCTGACCAAGAACACCTTTGTCTAGGCGTCGTTGGGTTTCATCGACAGAACGGGCAAAAGCCGTATCCTGTTTTAGAAGTGAGTAAGTTGCGGGCGTCATGAAGCAGTGGCGGCCGGATTCCGGTACCAAGGCTTCGGTCATAGCATCGTTTTGGGCTAAGAACTTAACGTAAGCATTAGAGCTTGTCACGGCAGCAGTAGCGCCTTGTGAGGCAGCCAAAGCGGCGGTATGGGCAGCGGCTAGAACGTAAACGTCAAAAGCTTTGATGTTTACTTCTCGGATTTGGCGTTTGACGGCCTTGTTAGCCTCTTGCACCATCATCGAGTCTTCCAAGTTTCCTCGGTCAACAGAGAAGGTGAAGGCTTTGTCCTGGCTCAGAGTGAATGTCTGAGTGCCAGTACCAAGTTCGGTCAAGGCGCCAAAACGGTTGGTTCCGCTACGGGTGTAGTTGACCTGGGATACAGTGTCAACGTCGTATATGGTGACGCTATTCTTACCGTTGAAGTCTAAGCGGATACCGCTTTTGTTGATGACTCCACCAGTAACGGCGTCAATACTATAGCGCTCATCGATTTGGGCTAAATGAGCGGCAGCGTAATTTTGTGCCATTGTTTTTCTTTCGTTTTTATTTCGTCAGAACTATTGGTTATGGTTCGTCCCACCCTTCGGTGAGCAGTTCCATTAGCGGGTCTTTGGGTTTGGTCGGGGGAGCGGCGTTGGTCGAGACGTCGGCGTTAGCCATCATTTTCTCGGCGTCGGCCTTTCCTTTGATTTGTCCCTTAGTAGCGCTGACACCAGCAGCTCTGGCGATTGTTTTGTAAAGTTGATATGGTGAAACATTTGAGCCGATAACCTGGTTGGTGTTCTCGTCGATGATTAGGTTGGCCCTTAGAAGCTCGGAAGCTTCATCAGACAATTCTTTATCGAACGATTCATCTGTGGGATTGAAGATTGGGAAGTCATTTATGACTCTGTTGGCTTCACTCTCGATGGTTAGTTGAGCCTCAGCTATTTGGGTGTTGTATTTGTCCATTTCCACCTGTTGCCTGAGTGCTTCCACTTTGGCGTCGGTTTCAGACAAACCTTCTTCTTTCAATTCATCTATGGATTTAACTCCATAAACTTCGGCGTTAGCCTTGGTGACTTCGTCTTGCAACGCTTTGCGTTTGGCAACTAGGTCACGAATTTCGGTATTGAGCTGAGTTTTTCGCTCTTCGGCTTTGGTCGGTTCCTTTGGTTTCGTTTCTTCGGCGGGTTTGCCTTCTGTTTCTGCCTTGGGTTCCTCTTGTTTTGGGTCTTCCTCTGGGGGGTTTTCCTCGGACTTTGGTTCGGCGTTTGGTTTTGCCTTCGGGTTGACCTCGGGCTTTTTTTTTGGCTTT